ACATTTAGACATACCCCTGAAAAGCACAAGTTTCGTATTATAATTCCCTTTGCACGACCATTGCTGGCTGCTGATATTGCTGGGCGCCAGCAAAGCATTATGAGCACGTTCCCCGGTGTTGACAATGCAAGTTTTACTGTAAGTCAGAGTTTTTACTTTCACTCGGGTAATGTAGATCCTATTGCTTATCATAATAAAGGTATTATGCTTGATCCTTATGATAATTTTGAATATCAAGAGCCCAAAATTTACTCCCCGCCAAGTTTAGAGCAACCAGTTAGTAGTGCTATGACTCCGGCGCAAGCACAAGCATATCGAGATGCTGTGGTAGCAAGTTTAAACACATGCAGTGGATTACATTATGCCGGTAAAGGTACAAGTAATCACGCAGTGCTTACGTTAATCTCTATATGCCGTAGCATTGGGCTAACATTGCACACCCAGAAAGCCAACTAGTTAATCCCAGTGTACGTGTTGCGGCCTGGTCGGGTTGGGCAGGTGATAAGATACGTAAGCAAAATCGTGATGAGTTTATTGCCGCATACGGTGGCAAACCTATTAAAATCAGTAATAAATCAGCAGGGTCCGATACACTTGCTACACAAATTTTAAAGAAAAGAGAATTGGTATGAGCAATGTAATTAAATTAAACATAGAAGAAAATAGTGATACTGTAAAACAAGCAATTGAAGTATTATCATCAGAGATCGAGCAATATAGCATTACAATTGAAACTGCAAAGCAGAAACTACAAGAACATACTAACCGTGTTATTGAAATTGATGTTACACTTGCCGGTTGCACTGATAATAGCGAAATAAAACGTCTTAAAGAAGAACTTAAGAAAGTTAAAGCACAGGCCAAGCAACAAGATAATATTGTTAAAGTAACTACAGACAGTTTGACAACAGCACAAGTTGATCTAGGTAAGTTAAAAAATGCAACTAGTAACGAGTGGAAAAGCAAAACAAGTGAGAATTTAGTAACGCAAACGTTTGAACAAAACAACTTGCACTATGTTATTAATGGGCAGAACTGGTGGATGGTTGATCCGGACGGCGATCGCAAAAGCCCTAAGATCATCAGTCTGACTAGTGGTATGGTAAAGGACACAATCTTTTTAGATACTGATTGGATTGTTAAAGATGATCAAGAACTAAAAAGTTTTGCAAAAGCAACTGGGCGTATCTTTAAGCATATTGTGCGTGACTTTAGCACTGCTCATCGTCCTGCAACTTACAACCAAATGAACGATATTCGCAAGTATTGGCTACAACCAGTTTACGAGAAAGAACCGCATCCTGCTTTTAGATTGCTTACATTGAGTATTGCAGGTGGTAGCGAAGAATATGCAGATCAACTTGAGCGCATTGTAGCATATCGATATGTACATCCTGAAGATGTTATGATTCCTAACGTGGATAGTTGTGCTACTGGTGGTACTGGCCGCGACACATTCTTTGGCATTATACGCAGTATTTTTACTGATGAGTGTTGCGCTACTATTAGCGAAGAAACTTTCAGCGGCACACATAACGGTGACTTGTTTGGTAAGATGTGGGTAAAGGTAAGTGAGAAAGACAGCCGCAGTATCCCCATTGATAAAGTTAAAGATTTAACCGGGGACAAGAAGTATCGTCATCGTGCCATGGGCGAAAATGCCATGGATGCAGTGCGATTGTTTGTATTTTTGTTTTTTAGAAACGGCTATACTACCACAGCAAAACTTGCTGGATCGGGTAGTTCAGGTGAGGACCGCCGATTTGAGCCTATTATTGCCCGATACAATTTGGCACGCCATGTAGCACAGTTCTTAGAGCTTATCCCAGAACTCAAAGCAGATTTTTCACTTGAAGATGAAACCTTGGCTACACAAATTATTAAAAAGTGGCAAACTGAAGCATATCAAAATGAAGAGGAAATTGCAGTATGGTTAGGATACATTATTCAGAAGCATAATGTTACCCCAATGACTGAATTACTACCATTACATGGCGAATACTACAAAGAAATGTTGGCACGCCAGGCAAAAGGCATTGAAGTGTTTATGCCTAAATTATTAAGCCTAATCGATGAAAGTAATGTGCTTAATTTAAAAGCTATCCATAAGTTATATGAAATTGCTGAAGCAACAAAAGTAAGTAAGGATTGGTTTAAAAATCAAGTAGTGCATTGGCTCAATACCAAAGCAAATTGGGACTGTATGGTAGAAACTGTGGACGTTTATCCACATCAAGGTGCCGCACCAGATCAACGTAGACGCTTTGCGGTGGTGCGCAACCAAGAAACTTTTGTAGCTGGAGATAAACCAGTGTTTGATGTTACAGATTTTATTGACACTGATGTGCTAGTAGATGGTAAAGAAAACACTGAACAGCGCATTACAATTGACTCTATAAGGAGCGATCTGCTGTAAGGTGCGTAGAACTGGTGCGTAAGTGTGGTTAAATTGCTGTGCTACAAAAATTATTTTTCTTGAAAAAATCTTAAAGCAAAAAAAAGCACTTTTTTCCACACTTACGCACCGCACTTACGCACCAAACTACGCACCAGGAACAAATATGATAAAATATCCAATTACAAACCGTGACTTACTACGAAACGTTATGGCTAGAGTGCCAGCCGCTGGAGTAGTTTATAATGACCCACAGATACAACGTTTTGCCGCTGATAGTTTGCTAGGGCTTTGCTCGTTCAATATTGTTAGAGAACCTGAAATTAAAACGCTTAAAACAGTGACTGAGCCCGATGGTACTACAAGAGAAGTTACAACTACTGTTCAGCATCATCATGTAGAAGTAGTATACTACAATCCTGAAGATGAGTTTGAAGTCAGGCTAAGCATTTGATAAATAAATGCAACAATAACACGAATAATACCTTAGGACCGTTGTTGTTACGCAGAGGTTTTTATTAGGCCATTTTCCTCTGCACACATGGGAGTTTTTTGTTTCGGCATTAATTTCCTCCTCCCATTAGAAAGCCCCTATGGTCGGACATCGGGGCTTTCTTCTGAGCTAAATATCAGTATGGATAAAGAACAAGATAAATCACCTTTTGACAATCGTATTTTTCGTATGGCACAAGAGCGTTTACAGAAGCAAGCTGAAACGTTAAATCCATCAAAGCCAGGACCCAAAACTGGTCATACAGTAGAAGTGACAAAGTTAGCCCGTGTTGTTGGGCGCAACAAAATCCCAGTGCCATTTGATGAAGTAGAGCACCTGGCAAGTTTAGGTTGTACTGATCGCGACATTGCAAATTATTTTGGTATTAAAGAAGATACATTACGCAGAGGATTTGCGGAAAATCTTCTATTTGGGCGCCATAAATTAAAAACCAGTTTGCGTCAGACACAGTTACGTGTAGCGTTAGATGGTAATGTCCCAATGTTAATTTGGTTGGGTCGTAATATGCTTGACCAAAATGAAAACGGTCAAGCCAATGAAGATAACCGTCCATTACCCTGGACTGATGATATCGACGAAGATACTGCACAAGATGGCCTAGACGATGAAAACACTATTCAAACCCAAGACGATGAAGATACAGCATTTGAGTGAGAGTGGCGCAGGCGGCGGCGATAATCTCAATGTGCAAGTAACCTGGTTAACACCTGACATGATTCGTCTTGCATTTATTAGAGATTTTGATACACAAGAATATTATTTGAGCCCACAAGAATTAGCACGAGTAGCTGATCATGTTAATGATGTATTAGCACGATAATGGCTTTAAGTTTAAAACAACAAACAATAGCAGATTGCCCAACACGGTTTCGATGTGTCCTAGCAGGCAGACGAGGGGGCAAAACCTTTCTTGCCATGCGTGAAGTGTGTCGCTTTGCTAGTAAGCCAAATAGCATAGTCTGGATGTTGGCCAATTCAAGACAGCAAATTAAAAGTCTATGTTGGAACAAGTTGAAGAAGAAATTAAACAGTCTACGCTGGGTTGCAAATACCAATGAATCAGAACTTACTATCACTTTAAAAAATGGCAGCATGATCTGTTTAAAGAGTGCAGAACAAGGCGACAACTTGCGTGGTGAGAGTTTAGACTTTATTTGCATTGACGAATTTTGCGACATTGACTTAGAAGAAATCTGGGCGCAGATCATTCGTCCAGCACTTTCTGATAAAAAAGGACACGCACTTTTTACAGGGACTCCTAAGGCTGGCAATCAGGCTGCTCGCGATTTATATGACAAGCACTTAACCAATCGGAACTGGGCAAGTTTCTCTTACACGACAGAAGAAGGCGGCTTCGTAGATACTGATGAGATTGAACAAGCACGGCAAGACTTGGCACCTAAGGTGTTCTCTCAAGAGTATCTAGCAAACTGGGAAAACTTTGCTGGTATTATATTTGGTGATTTTGGTGATCACAATATACAAGAAGTACGCAAGCCCTCACCAACAGAACCTGTTTACATTGGCATGGACTTTAACGTGACGCCATGCAGTGCAGTAATTGGTCGTCAAACACGAACAGGCATTGAGATATATGATGAGATATATCTTGAAAATAGTAACACAACGGAGATGATTGATGAGATTAAAAACAGATACCCCACAAACCCTATCACAGTGTTTCCAGACCCTGCTGGGGTGCAACGCAAAACTTCCGCAGGAGGCAACACAGATATCAGATTGCTTGAAATGGCTGGCTTCGTCACAAGATACCATCGACAACACCCACTCGTGCGAGACCGTATTAACAGCGGCAACAGTTTGTTCTTTAAGCGAGATGACGGATCTACTAGGTTTACAATAGACCCACGTTGCAAGAAAACAATTGCTTGCTTAAAGAATTGGGCTTACAAAACTGATACAATGATTCCTGCTAAGGACAGTGGCTTTGATCATGGATGCGATGCGTTAACATACATGATTCAGTTCTTGTTCCCAATTACTAAACCTGTAGAGGCATCCGCCCCGCAACGCTTTGGCCACAGAGTTGGCTAAATAACATATTACTAAAGGACCCAATTATGGATCAAATTATTTCAACTGATTATGCAAGTGCGGCCGGCGCCAATGCAATTCACACTAGACATCGTGCAAGATGGCAGTTTCTATTAGACAGCTACATGGGCGGTCTAGAATATCAAAATGGCAATTACTTAACAAAGTATCAATTAGAAACAGCGGCAGAATATGCGGCACGTATCAGCATTACTCCACTAGACAATCAAGTTCGCAGTATTATTGCAACATACATCAGTTTCTTATTTCGCACACCACCTGAGCGTGAATTAGGTAGCTTAGAAGCCGAAATCACTGTGGCTGACTTCTTAGAAGATTGTGACTGGGAAGGCCGCAACTTAGATGCTTTCATGAAGCAGGCCAGCATTTATGCCAATATCTTTGGACACACCTGGATTGTAATGAGCAAGCCAGATGTAGGTGCTGTTACTAGAGCTGATGAAATTGCACAAGGCGTGCGTCCATATTTGAACATGATGACTCCGCTTGTTGTTACTGATTGGAAGTGGACACGCAAGTTAAATGGTGCGTACGAATTAGCATATCTCAAATATGTTGAAGACTCGAATGGTAGTGTTAGCGTTATCAAAGAGTGGACTCCACAAGATGTAATCACTACAACCGTTAATCATGAAAAGCAAGAAATTGCTGATCGTTTAGTTGAACTTAATGGCCTGGGTCGTGTTCCTGCAGTTTGCTTATATGCACACACAAGTTCAGTTCGTGGCATTGGACTTAGCACTGTAAATGACATTGCTGATACACAACGTTTAATTTACAACTTAACAAGTGAAGCCGAACAAGGCATTCGTTTAGGTAGCCATCCTAGTTTAGTAACCACAAAAGGTACTAACGTGGGGTCTGGCGCTGGAGCATTGATTCACATGGAAGACACATTAGATCCAGCATTGAAGCCATATGTATTAGAATTCTCTGGACAAGAAGTTAGTAGTGTCTACACTGCAATCAACAACCTGGTTTCCAGTATTGATAAAATGGCCAACACTGGTAGCATTCGTGCAACTGAATCTAAAATGATGTCGGGCGTAAGTCGCGAAGTCGAATTCCAATTGCTTAATGCTAAACTAAGCGAACAGGCTGATAACATTGAACTTGCTGAAGAACAATTATGGCAATTGTTCGCTGAGTATCAAGGACAAACATGGGATGGCGAAATCACTTATCCAGAATCATTTAGCATTCGTGATACTGACAATGAATTAGACCAGTTGTTAAAAGTATACAGCAGTGTTGATGTTCCCGAAATGAAAAATGCTGTAGCGCATGAAATCACAGAATTGCTTGAACTTAACTTAACTGAATACCCTGGCTCACCAGATGATTTCCAACATGAACTAGCAGAAGAAATCGACGAGTCCAACAAAGAAGAAGCAGAAAAGCAAGCAGAAATTGCTGCCATCAAACTTCTTGGTGATGCCTAACATTGCAATAAACTGATACTAAATACATTATGGGCACACTAGTGCCCAATTAACACTACTCTTAGGAGGCGAGGTTTACAATGACCGATACAAACATTGGCAATGTTGATGCAACTGAGGCAACAACTGAAACAAATACTCAGGCTGAAAAATCTTATTCACAACGCGAAGTTGATGACATGATGGCACGTATGAAGTCTAGTATGAGCAAGAAATTGCTTAAACCATATGAAGACTTAGGCGATCCAGAAACCATCCGTGAAGTGCTTACTACTCACCAAAAGCGTGAGCAAGAAACTGCACTCAAGCGTGGAGAATTTGATAAAGTTATGAGTGATCTAGCATCCAAGAAGGATGCAGAAATTCAGAAACGAGATGCGATTATTCGTGAGTTCAAAGTTGAACAACCATTGTTGAGCTTGGCGTCACAGTATCGTAGCGTTAATCCAGAGCAGGTCAAGCAATTGCTTAAACCAGCTGTTAGAT